AATTATAGTTGCAATAATTGTGGTAGTCATAGTAGAGGTAGGAAAACAAATTTATCAAAAGAACAAAGCAGTAAAATATTAAGTAGTAGCCCAAAGTAATTACAAATTAATTATATTTGTATAGGTAATAGGTTTTTTCATAGTAGTTTTAGTTTAGGATTAAGGGGGTTTTTGCCCCCTTTTTTTGTTTTCAATAAAAATATTTGTTAAAAAGTTTGGTAGTTATCAACAAATAAACTAATATTGTTGAGAATTTAAAACTAAAACAAAATGAAACTACCAACAATTAAAGACCTTAATCAAGGCAAATGGGATAACCATTTTACTTTCTCAATTAAAAACTTAGGCAGCTTTGAGTTTGATTATGAAGCCACCGAACCTACATTTAACTTTGATGACGTTAATTATCATACGGTTGTAAGGCGTGGAGATTTTAATTTAAACGGACTTGCTTTTTATTTTGATGCCGATTCAGAGCCAATAGCTGACAATGAAATTAAAGATTCAGTAATCTATGAATTGTTAATGACTAAATTTTCTGACTACAACGAAATCCATGAGGAAACTCACAATTTTTATATTAACTTTTAAAACTAAAACAAATGAAAACTATTGAACAAATTGAACAAATGATTGAACTTAATTTATACCTTAATGAAATACTTGAGGATATAATCGCAAAACAAAAAGAGATTAAGATTCATTTAGATTACAGAGAAAAGTTTAACGAGTTATTTCCTGAATTAGCCGACAGAGGCATCAAGAAAATAAAGGTACTTGAGCAGGAAATTAAAGACCTTAAAAAAAGTTACAACGAAATTCAAATTAAAACTTCAATAAAATGAGCAAAGAATTAAAACCCGTTTCAATCACAGTATTGAACAAATCAGAAAAGCAAATACTAAACAAAGAGCAGTTAAATTTTTTACTTGGGAAAACACCACCTGCTCACATTTACACAAGACCCGCAAAAGGTGGAGGCCAATGGAAATTTGTTACAGGCGTTTACGTTAAAAAAGTCTTAAATTCAATCTTTGGTTGGGATTGGGATTTTGAAATAGTTTCTTTTGATGTGAACATGCCAGCAAAGCAAGCTATTGTTCATGGCAAATTAACTTGTAGAGCAAACGGTGCAACCGTTGTTAAGCATCAATTCGGTAGAGCCGACATAAAGATACGTAAAGCGGATGGCGCACCCTTAGACTTGGGTAATGATTTAAAAGCAGCAAGCACCGATGCCTTGAAAAAATGTGCAAGCGAATTAGGTATTGCTTCAGATGTTTATGGTGAATCAGAATTTAAGAGTATTACCGTTACAGATGAGCAAACCACAAACGAATCTTTATTAAAAGAATTAAGCCAATTATTAATTATCAAAAAGGCTTATCTATCTGACGAAGATTTAAAGCGCATTGAAGAGATAATTATAGAAGAGGAGGCAACAAGCTACCAAAAAGCAATTCAAACCCTTAAATCACTTTAAAATGAGCAGAGTTGGAAATTTTACAAGCAGTCAAGTTTATAGGCTATGCACTTTTGGTAGGTTTAAAGATTCAATCGGTGCGCCTTTTTATACTTATGTTCAGGAAAAGTTAAGAGAGCATAGAACAGGCCGACCAATAGGAAAGGACACAAACGCCAAATCTACCAATTGGGGTAATTTTATGGAGCAGTGGGTATTTGAAGAAAAAATGGGCTTAAAATATAGCTTAGTTTCAAAGAAGCGATATAAGCATGAAAGTTTATTGTTTAGTGGTATGCCCGATATAATTACAAGCGATACAGTAGGCGACATTAAAAACCCTTATACGGTTAATTCTTTCTGTGATTTAGTTGATAGCATGGAATCAATTGAATTATTAAAAAAGAATAACCCTAATTACTATTGGCAATTGGTGGCAAACTCAATTCTAACAGGTTTACCAAACGCTTTGTTATTGGTACACATACCTTACAAGGATGAACTAACTAAGATTAGAGAATCAGCCGACAATTACAACGGTAATCAAAACCAAATAGCCTTTTTAAATTGGGCAGAAGATTCTGAATTACCCTACATTGAAAGGGGTAAATATTACCAAGACATCAATGAGTTTACTTTTGAAGTTCCACAAGAGGACAAAGACTTTTTGATTGAGAGATTAACAGAAGCAACAGAATTATTAACTAAACAAATTGAAGAAGATGACATTAGAAGAAATTGATTTAATAATTGAGGGTAAAATAAACATCATTGATAAATACAGGCTTGAGTTAAACAACTTAAAGCAAAAGAGAAAAGAGATTATTGACTTGATGAACACCGATATTAAGCCAAGTAGATTAAACCTAACAGAGTTAAAAAAATTCATAGATGAATTTGTTGGTTTTGATATTGCCGACAAGAAAAAAACAATGTATTATACTTGGGCAAGAATGGTTTATTGTAAAATTGCAAAAGACAACAGCCATTATTCACTTAGAGAAATTGGAGAGGCTTTAGGAGGCCGAAACCATGCAACGGTGATACATAACATTTCACAATTTAACGACAATTATAAGTTTGATCCTGAATTTAAAAGAGAAGCAAATAAAATTATTAACCATTTTAATAAATATTTCAATGACAAGTAACTATTCACCTCAAAACGATTTTCCTAATAATGATGATTGGGATTACATTTTCAAATTAATGATATTAATTGCGCTTTTAATTACATCTTTAGCAGTTGCATTAATTGTTTTAACCCCCGAAATTTTTAACTACTTAATAAATTTATAAAATGAAAAACGAAAACTACACAGTGCAAGAGTTGTATGTAATCAATTCAATTTACAAACAACCAAATATTAAACAAGCTGATTTAGCTGAACATTGTTTAATTTCACCAAGAATATTAAGAAGCGTTATTAATGGCATTAGAAAAAAAGGATGGATCACAGAATTTAATACCCCTTTTTGGTTGGTTGGTGATAACAATGGATATTCTTTAGAGCCAAAAAACAGCCCAAGATTAAACGAATGGGCTAAAAGGTTTGGAAGCCAAGCCAAAGACATGAATACTATTTTGGAGGTATTCAACAGAACGGATTTATTCACTAAATTTTAAACCTATGACTTTAGAAGCAAAAGCGGATGCGATAGAGGCTGCTTGCCGCTATGTAAATAAAAGCCTACCATCCTTTAAATTTAAAAGCGGTTTTGAAAATGATAATTTTTCATTTCACAAATACAAGCTAACCCAAAAAATTATCGAAAAGTGCAAAGAGGCAAGCCTAAAATTTGGTGTAAACGAAAAATCACTTTTAAAAGTTTTAGATCACGATTGGTTGGTGTTTGAAATTGATGAAAACTATGAGGAAAATTCATTTAGAGAAGAAGCTCAAAACATTTTGAAACTTGTTAAAAAAATGTACAATCAAACCGAGTTTAAAATTCGAGCGGTTACGATTGACGACATTACAAGCCGAATGACAATCACCCGAAACAAAGTCAGATTAACAATTAGGTTTTCAAATGAATTAAAGAGTTTTTTAAGGGAAGTCAATAAAACCCGTATAATTGACCGTAAACCCGTTTATGATAATTATATCAACTTTAAAAAGTTTTACGATCAAAACGAAGATAAAGAGTATGTAAAATCAAATATGGGGTTTTCAGATAGACAATTTTACTATTACAGAAGTTTAACAAACAAAATCAGTAAACAATTAAATAAATAGATATGGCAAGTTTAAATTCAGTGTACATTAAATTAGACACTTTAAAACAAATTACCCACACCTTAGAGGTTAAAGGGTTAAACGGGGTTGAATTAACCATTGCGGTTAATGATGAGGTAAACAACTACAATCAAAATGTAAGCGCATTTGTTGCCCAAACTAAAGAACAAAGAGAAACCAAAACCAAAAAGTTTTACATTGGTAATGGCAGAACAGTTTGGACAGATGGCAAAATACAGGCGTTTGAATACAAAAAAGATTCAGCCCAAGAAAGAAAAGCCGAAAACGATAAACAAGCGGATGAAACTGACTTACCCTTTTAATTATGAATTTAAAAAATAGAAAAATTAACCAAATTTATTGCGATAATTGGTTAAATAATGCTTTGCCAGATAAATGTGCAAGCCTAATTATTGCAGACCCGCCCTATTATAAAGTAAAAGGTGACTTTGATTTTATCTGGAAAACCTTTGATGATTATTTAAAAGACGTTGAAAAATGGTGTTTAGAATGTAAACGGTTACTTGCGGATAATGGCACTTTATTTTGGTATGGGATAGACAGAAAAATAGCCTATGCACAAATAATATTTGATAAATATTTTGAATTACTTGGAACGCTTGTATGGGAAAAACCAAGCATAGCAAACGAATGGGATACAAGGCGAACATTCCCCGAAAGAGGACAAGAAAGGATTTTAATGTATAGTAATGATTATGATGTAAATGCACTTAGTGACATATATGATGACCCAAATAATTTTACAGAAATTAAACAATATTTAAGAAGTGAAAAACAAAAGTCAGGTTTAAAATCAGATTGGTTTGTTTCAGTATCTTCTACATTTTGTAGCCATTATTTTGCATTAACAAGCCAATGGGCTTTTCCAACCGAAAAGGATTACAAAGCATTTCAACAAAGTGGATATTTTGAAAAACCGTATGAGGAACTTCGCAAAGAGTATGAGGAACTTCGCAAAGAGTATGAGGATAAAAGAAGATTTTTTAATAATTATTTAGGGCTAACTGATGTGCTAAGATTTTCAAGAGTACACAATGCAATGCACCCAACACAAAAACCCGAAGATTTAACAAGGTCGTTAATATTGACTTGTAGCAGACCAAACGATTTAGTAGTAGTTCCATTTGCTGGAAGTGGTACAGAGTGTGCTATGAGTGCAAAGGAAAAACGAATGTTTATAGGTTTTGATTTAAATCAAAATTATGTTGATTTAGGAAACAATAGATGTAAAAAAATACTAATGCAACCTGAATTGTTTTAAATAAAATACTATATTTGATAAAGGGTAGTTGCATTACCTAAAAATTATTTTTTCACCTAAAGCCTTTTGGTAATTCGATGCAACCGATGAACTGAAAGGCTTTTTTAATTACAAAATATGATTAAAATTAATGAAAATTTTAAAAAGTTAATACCTGCATTAACTAAAGAAGAATTTAAACAATTAGAAGATAATTGTATGGCGGAGGGTATTCGTGAAAAGATACTAACTTGGAATGGGTTTATTATTGATGGCCATAATAGATATGAAATTTCGCAGAAGTGGGATTTAGATTTTGAAACCGAAAATAAACATTTTGATAGTGAAGATGATGTTTATTTATGGATGATAGATAACCAAAACGGTAGAAGAAATTTAACCGATGGTTGGAAGTATAAATTGCAACAAAGAAAAAAAGAAATACTTGCTAAAAAAGGTTCATTAAAAAGAAAAGAAACAGAAGGCAGACCTAGTAAAGAAAAACTGTTATCAATAGTTGATAACAGTTTACCAAAACACAACACGCAAAAAGAAATAGCAAAAACATTAAACTGGAGTACGGGTAAAGTTGCTATGGCTGATATTGTATTTAAAAAAGCAAGTCCCGAAGTTGAAGAAAAGGTTTTGAATAATGAAATTACAATTAACCAAGCATATAAGGAAATAAAGAAAGAGGAGAAGAAAGCCGAGTACAAAGAAAAAGTTTTAGAAACAAGAGTTGAAACTAAAATAAGTGATAATATTAAAAATGGAGATAGTTTAGAAATATTAGAATCCTTAGAAAACGGTTGTATTGATGTGGTTTTAACAGACCCACCTTATGGAATTAGTTATAAATCTAATCGTTCTATGTTTGATGAAGCAATTACAAAGCGTGGACTTTTAAACGATGGCAAGGATGAAGCATTTGAATTATTAGATAAGACTTGCGAAATACTACAAAGAAAAACAGCAGATAATGCACACCTTTATTTCTTTTGCAGTTGGAATGTTTTTAGTTATTTTGAATCAATTATAAGTAAGTATTTTACAATTAAAACACCTATTGTGTGGGATAAAGGAAATAAAGGTTCTGGAGATTTAGAGAATGATTGGGGAAATCAAACAGAACTAATTATTTATTGCGTAAAAGGTAAAAAGTTGGTAAATACAAGACGTGGAAATATTATAAATGTTTCAAGGTTACATACTTCTAAAATGGTGCATCCAACACAAAAACCAACCGAACTATTAAAACAAATTTTAGAAGTATCAGCAGTAAATGGAGATTTTATAGTAGACCCATTTATGGGTTCTGGTAGTACAATAAAGGCTTCAAACGAATTAGGTTTTAAAAGTTTAGGTATAGAATTAGACAAGGAAATGTTTAAAATAGCTAATAACTTTATAAATGGATAATTATAGGGATTTAGAGCACAAATTTAAAACAGAAATAACAAAGCATATAAATAATGCTATGCCAAATATTAAATTTAAAAAAGGCAGTGTTTCAGTTTCAAGCGATTATGAAGATGGGAATTTATCTTTTGATATGGTTTTAAATTCTAAAATTGGAATATCTGTAAGAATTAGAAAACATAAATACATTAATTTTAATGACTTAACTATAAGATACAGAAGTAAAGCGGGAGGTTATTGTGAATTTGAAAAAATACAAAATGGTTTAGCAGATATTTATTTTTATGCTTATATGAATGAAGATGAAAGTAAATTAATAAAAATAAGAATATGTGATGTGGATGCTATTAGGGAACTTATAAAGCAAGAAAAATATAGTATTTTTAACAATTACGATAATACGCAATTAGCAACCTTTAAATTTTCAGACATAGCTAAATATAAAGGTGCTATTTATAAATTTGATAATTAAATTAATTAGTATATTTGTATTTCTTATGTGCGCAACTTTCAAAATAGACATTCATTTTAAATATAAAAGCATTGGCTTAGTAGGGAGCGCACACCCGAACAGCCGATGTTTTGTTTTTTAATATCATGGCTAAAGAATTACCATACTTTCAATTTGAACCTGCTGAATATTTAACTAAAGATGTTTCATTTTGCAGTTTAGCAGCGCAAGGTTTGTTTATTAATCTTTGTGCTTACTATTGGCAACGTGAATGCTCACTAACTAAAGACCAAATTTTAAGAAGGCTTAACTATCCAAAAGAGTTAAATGAATTGATTACAGAGGGTATAATTGATTTAGAAGGTGAAAATATCA